AACCCACAATGACGGCCCGGGGGCATATCGCCAGCCCGGGATCCAGGTCCTCGTCCATGCGCTCGATGCCGCGGCAGGCGAGGTCATGGCACAAGCGGCCTATGACGCGCTCATCGCCGTTCGGAATCAGGCGGTGTCCGCGTGAGGCAGAAGTCGAAGTGGCAGGAGCAGATCGAGGAGAAGATCGAACGGGTGCTCGCACCGAAGGAACCCTCCGTGCAGCCACCAAAGGTCGAAGTCCGCGAGCCGGATTTTCTCTGGTCTGGACGGCCGGTCTACCGCTGTCGAGAATGCGGCGACAAGTACGAGCGCGTCGAGAATCTCGTATCGGTCCTGAAGCACGAAGAGGAGAGGCACGGCCTACTGCCGCGGCCGTCCTCTATCCTCGGCGCGGACGGGAAACCCCTGACGGTCTTGGAGGCATAGGAACATGAGCGACGCCATCATCGGAACCGGGATCCTGCTGAAGGCCGGCGACGGTGCGACCCCGGAGAACTTCGTCACGGTGGCCGAGATCGTCACCCTCAAGCCGCCCCAGCTCTCCCGCAACGAGATCGACGTCTCGACGCACAACGCCGGGTCGGACGCGAAGATCCTCGGCATGCTGCGCAAGGGCCAAGTGACCGGGACTCTGAACTGGGTCCCGACCGATCCGACCCACAGTAGCGAGACGGGCGGCATCCTGGCCGACATCTTGGCCAACGTGAAGCGGAACTGGCGCATCACGATGCCCCCGAACGGGTTGCCCTACTGGACCATGCCGGCCCGCGTCCAGCTCTTCGACCCGCAGGATGTCGGAGTGGATGCCGCCATGCAGATCGCTTTCGCGCTCACGATCGACGGCGACATCACGATGGTCAACGCCACGTAGGAGGAAAGAAACCCATGAAGCGAACTCAGACTCTCGCGTCCCTCGCGGCTGCGGTCGCGCTGATCATCGGGCTCGGGCTGCTGCAGCAGGGCGATGTCAGCGCCGCATCGCTATCGACCCGGCTGACCGTCACCGTCGCCCCAACCCTGACCAGCACGGTCGGTCTCGCCGAGACCAGCGCGACCGCGAAGGCACTCGTCGATTTCACGCTGAGCGCCGGAACCGGGGCGAACCAGGCCGATTCGGTCTACACCGCCAGCAGCACCATCACGACCGGCGCCACGCTCTCGCTCGACCTCAAGGGCTCGATGGTCGACGCCTTCGGAGCGGCCTTCACCCCGTCGAAGCTGCGCCTCGTCTACATCTCCTCGCGGAGTGCGAACAGCACGAACCTGACGCTCTTCGGAAACGCGGCGTCGCCCCTGATCCTGAACACCGCCGCGACGACGACGACCCTCACCCCTGGAGACTGCTTCCTGACCACGCGGCGGGCGACAGCCGGAATCACGGTCACTGCGGCCACCGCCGACATCGTCGACATCACGAATGCGGCCGGGGCGTCGGCGATCGTGGACATCGTGCTCGTCGGGACCAGCACGTAGGGGATCCCAATGGGCGAGGACGCAAAGCGGCCGCTATCGGCGGAAGATATTCTCGCGGCGGAGGATCTCGAGATCAAGGAGGTGGAGGTTCCCGAATGGAAGGGCAGCGTCCGCCTCCGTGTGCTCCCGGCCGACGAGGGCCTCACCTTGAGCGCCCAGATGGCGGCACTGGACAAGGAGCACCAGAGTGAATCCCTCTTCATGCTTCTCGGCGCGTGCCTCGTCAACGGTGACGGCAAGCGGATGTTCACGACGGAAGAGCATCTCAAGAGGCTTCGGACGCGCAGCCAGAAAGTGCTGCTCCGGCTGCAGCGGGAAGCCCTCAAGCTGCAGGGGTGGGGCGAGGACGCCGCCTCGGGAAAAGGCGCCTAGCGAAGAACGGCGGGCGTCTCTTCGCCTACCGCCTAGCGATCAAGCTCGGACAGCCGAACGTCGACCGCATGCTCCGCGGCATGACGGTCCGTCAGTTCCAAGAGTGGCGCGCCTATGCTGACCTGGAGCCCTTCGACGAGACGCGGGCCGATCTCCGCTCGGCCGACGTGGTCCGGACGCTCATCAACCTCTTCGGTCGCAAGAAAGGCGCGCGCGCGGTCCCGCTCAAGGACTGCGTGCTCCAGTTTGGCGCAGATGGCGCGGCTGGCAGAAAAGCGACGCCGGAGCAGGCTCGAGCCCAGGTGATGCGGACCATGCAGATCCTCATGGCGATTCACAACGCCCCGCATAAGGCAGCACCGAAGCTGGCCCGCAAGGGGGACACCTAATGGCGATTGACATCGGGGAACTCCGAGGTATCCTTACCCTTCAAGATCAATTTTCAGGCCCGATCAACGGCGCGGCGAAGCAGCTCGGATTCTTCGGCGAGTCCTTCGGCGCCGTCACGAAGTTCACCGGTCTCGCGGGCGGCGCCATCGGCGCGGCCGGTGCCGCGATTGTGGCCCTCGGCACGCATGGAGCCGAAGTTGCGGACGTGCAGGATGCCTTCGCGGGTCTGACGGCTGCAGCCGGCGAATCGGCGGACGTGATGCTGGGCGCCCTCCGGAGTGCCACACTCGGCACGATCTCCGACTTCGACCTGATGAAGATGTCGACCGGGGTGCTGAGCTCGGGCCTCGTGACGAACGCGAAGGACATGGAGATTCTCGCGGCCGGAGCGAAGATGCTCGCCGATCGGACAGGCAAGGATACGGCCGGCGCTTTCGACACGCTTACCTCGGCCATGGCCTCTGGTCGGACGGCGAGCCTGAAGCAGCTCGGTCTGTTCGTGGACACGAAGACCGCGACCGAGGCCTATGCCAAGAGCCTGAACAAGAGCGTCGGCGACTTGAGCGATCACGAGAAAGCGACGGCTTTGAGTCAGGCCGCGCTCGGTGAACTCCGCAAGCAGATGGATGCAAACGGTGCCGCGTCGGCCGACTTCGGTGACAACATCGCCCGCGGGAAGGTGCTCGTTCAGAACTTCGTCGATTCTCTGAGCATCGCGATCGCTCAGTCGCCCGTGGTGAAGGCCGGCATGGAGGCGGCGGGCAAGGCGATGGCCGAAGTGTTCGGCGGCAAGAGCACCGATCTCGTGAAGACGCTCGCGGATTGGATCGGCAAGTTCGCGATCGGGGTGACCTACGTCGGGCAGGCGGCTATCGTCGCTGGCCAGGTGCTCGTACAGGCGTTCTATGCGGCGAAGACCGTCATCGGTGTGGTGATGGCCGCCATCGCAGGGCTCGGGGCTGGAATCACGGAGGTGGTATCCGGGATCGCTGGATTCCTGCAGAAGATCCCCGGGCACGCAGGCTGGATCGATAGCTTCGCGGAATCGACGAAGAGCGCGGCTGCCTACATGAACGGTTTGACGGAGGGGGTCCAGGAGGAGATCAAGGCTTCCGTGCAGGGGGCACTCGGGCATTCTGCGGCTTCGCAGGCGCTCGACAAGATGGGCGGCGTGCTGATCAACGTCCGAAGCGCCATGCAGGCGGCCCAAGGGACGCAAGTAACGGCGACTGAGGCAACGAAGCAGTTCGGGGTGGCCACGACCGAGGCCGCCACTAGGTCGGAGGAAGCGTCGAAGAAGATTCTCGACGCCAACCGGAAGCTCGATGAGGACCTAGCCCTCATAGGAAGAGTCGGCGTCGATCGCAAGATCATGGAGTTGGGCTTCGCCTTCGATGCCGAGGTAGCGAGGATCGAGGCGTTGAAGGAACTGAAGGAGGCGGAGAAGAACGACCTGATCGCCAAGGCCCAGCTTCGTTACCAGATGGAGGTCGAGGCTGCCCAGGCGGGCTCAGACGAGATTCGGGACATCACGCTTAGACTCCAGGAGGAGCTGGCGCTCGCGAAAACGACGGGTCTTGACGCGGAGTTGCTCTCCATCGAGCAGCATCGACAGACCGACCTCGATAACCTGCTGATCTACAAGGAGCGATACGGCGAGGAATACGCCGCGATGGTGGAGCTCGTCAATGCCAAGTACGACGAGATGAGCCAAGCCGCCACCGGCTTCTTCAATACGGCCAGCGAGTTCGCGGCGGCGCATGGATTCAAGACCCGTGAGGAACTGGCTCAGACCGCCGCTGCCGCCGAGGCTGGCTACAATCAGATGAAGGCTTCGGGCCTTTTCACTTATGGCGAGTTGCAGCAGGCGCACGCGGCATGGAAAAAGGCCGAGGCGGACCTCGACAACGAGAGCGCGATGACGAAGATGGCGCTCTTCGAGACGATCGCCGCGAGCGCCTCGACGATCCTCACTTCACTTTTCGGCAAGAGCAAGGCGGCGGCCATCGCGGCGGCAATCATCGATACTCTGGCAGCGGTCGTCAAGACGATGGCGGCCTATCCCTGGCCCTTCAATCTGGTTCCCGCAGCGGCAGCTTTCGCAGCCGGCATGGTTCAGGTGAACAAGATCCGATCGCAAGAAGCTAGCTTCGCGACTGGCACCGAGGGCTTCGAGGACTTTGGCCGTGGAACAATGGCCGTGCTGCATGGAGTAGAGCGCGTGCAAACCCAGGCGCAGGCGATTGAGGAGCAAGCCGGCATCGCGCGCGAGATCAAGGCCCTGCGCGCCGAATTGGCTGGACGCCAGGAGACGATCCGGATCCCATGGATTGCGGACGGCCAGGTTCTTGCCGAAATGCTGATCCGCCGCAACCGGGCCGGCCTTTTCCGAGTCGTGCCGGCGGGAGCATGAAATGGCTGCCAGCGTCAACCGCTTGATGGTGGTAAACCGGATCCAGGCGACGGCGACGCTCCTCACCGCATCCTCGGCGGCGTCCGGATCGCCCGTCTCCCGGCTGAAGGATCAGCTCCGCTCGAAGACCTGGCGGTCGGCGGTCGGCTGGACGATCGGGACACCGAACGCGAAGCTCGACTTCAAC